GGAGCTTGAAGCTTTTTTAGCAAGGACACAGGAGTTTTGCCCTTCGTTGGAGGGTGGCAGGTCCAGCAGTTGTACTGGCCAGTGGCAATGTTTACTATCAGCTTAAGTTTACGGTGCTTGCAGACTGGGCAGTGGAATGCGTAGTTGGAGCTGTTTTTGTCCTTTTTGCCCTTTCCTAGAACTGTTTCCAGTAGTCCCAGTACCAATAATTCGTTTTCCATATAACCTATATTACTAAAATAAATAAAAAAGTAAAAATATTTTAATAAAGTATGTACTTTTAGCCAAAAATTGCTTATTTTGTGTAAACCTAGTTTACCCTAGGAAAAACTAGGATATCCTAGGTTATTCTAGATATTAATATATAATATATTTATATACTATGGATAGTAAGGATATTAAAAAGTTAAGTGAGGAGGAACTGGAGGCGATTTACATCTACCTTGACATGAATCTTGACAGCATGACTGAAGAGGAAAAACAAATGTGGAATGAGGTTCTGGATAAATTCGATTCAGAAAATTATGAAGATTAGATTGTTGGCACTGTATGGATGTGCTAAATGCGAAAGAATAAAGAGTATTTTTAACGAATGGAAAGTGGTCTATGACTCAGCCCACTGTGAGGATGATCCTTCAAACTGTGATTCAGTTGAATCTATAGTTGAAACCAAGAACTATCCAATAGTGATACTGGAGAAAAACAGAGAGATGCTAGAAATAGTTTACCTCTCAGATTCTTACGAAAATATTGCAGAAGGAAAGAAAGAAGTAGCAGGAATCATAACTGTTCCTCAGTACTCAACAGATAATATAGCAAACTACATCAAGAATAGATTAAATTTATAAACATGATACAGAAAGAAATAGTTTTGAAGAAGATTCAGGAGCTGAATAACTTCATTATAGGCGCAAAGTCGCTTTTATCCACTGCGCGTTCTAGAGAAGAAATGGAAAACCAATTAGAAAGAATACATTCAAAAATTCAAGAGATCGAAGTATTGATCAACAGAGAGAATCAATCTTGGAACTAAAAACAAAAAATAAAAGTTATGAAAAAATTATCAGCAGAGCAAATGGCTCAAAATCTAGAGAGATTCTACCAATTGATAGACGAACACATTCCTGCAGCTAGGGCAACCCAGTTGAAGTCATTCTATAAAACAATAGAAGAGACTCTGGCAATGAGTCCAGCATCTTCAAAGATCAGCAACCACAACTGCTTTGCAGGAGGATACCTTGACCATGTGATCAAAGTAACTGAGGGTGCTTTAGTGATTCAAAAGGTTTGGGATAAGTTTGGACAGAAGAAGACTTACACCACAGAGGAACTTGTTTTCTCTGCCATCAACCATGACCTTGGAAAATTGGGAACAAACGAAAATCCTATCTACATTCCAAACGATTCTCAGTGGCACATCGAAAAGCAGGGAGCTTACTACAAGTACAATGCAGATGTTACCTACATGAGGATTGCTGACAGGAGTTTGTTTTATCTTCAGCAAGCTGGTATACCAGTTACAGAAAACGAATTCATAGCCATAAAGATCCATGATGGATTGTATGAAGAAGCAAACAAGTCTTACTACATGTCGTTCAGCCCAGAAAACAGGCTGAGATCTAATCTTGCTTACATCCTGCACCAAGCAGATCTTATGGCTAGCCAAATAGAAAACCAAAACAACACATGATATACGGAATAGCAGCGCTAGTCCTTTGGATAGCGACAGTAATAGGTTACGTGATTTGGAACTTGTACAACAAGAACAGAAAGTTGGAGACCATGGTCGTTAACCAACAACTCTTCATAAACGGTATAAAAGACTGTATGAGAGAGATTAACACCGCAGCCAACCAAATAGACTCAAAGATATGGGTTCAATCAGATCCAGAGTTCCTGGCCCTGATGGAAAACGTAAAGGTTATGCAAACTAGGATAAACGAATTCATCGAAGAATAGCATGACCGAAACCGAACTGCTGACCAAGAGCGGCAAACCAAGAAAGAGAAAGCCCAAGACCAAGAACAACTACTTTACAAAGGATACCGAAGAGGCAATCCTGAGGTATAGGATGTGTCGAGATCAAGCAGAGAGGAACCGGATCTACAACGAAGAGATCCATTACGGCTTCTACAAGTTGGTAGAGAACATCATACACACTTTCAAGTTCTACTACACAGAGGTAGACAACATAGAGGACTTAAAGTATGAAGTGATTTCTTTCCTCCTTCAAAAGTTGGATCTATACAACCAATCAAAGGGAAAGGCCTATTCCTACTTTGGCACAATAGCCAAGAGGTACTTAATAATATACAACAAAAAGAACTACAAGAAGTTCCTGTCTAGGACTGAGATTAAGAACGAGACTGAAAGTGAAGAAATGATCATGAACTCCATGATTGATTCTAACGAAACAGAGTTGGACAAGTTGGATGTTGTAGAACTGTTTGTTAAGTATGTTGATGACTACCTACTAGAACTCTTCAGCAAAGAAGACGAATTAAGAGTCGCCGATGCCATACTGGAGATCTTCAAAAAGAGGGAGAACATAGACATATTCAATAAAAGAGCCGTCTTTATATACGTACGTGAGATGACAGATGCAGAGTCCAATACCATCACTAAAGTCATAAAAAAGTTAAAAGTAATCTACAAAGACATCCTCAACGACTACCTGGAAAACCACGACCGGTGATATTTATACAAAAACCGAGTCATGGAACTAGAAAAAGAGATATTCAAAGGTAAAAAGCTAGCTGATCTCGTAGAAGAGGTCTACAATAAGCACAAGAACCAGGACACACTGATCAAGCAGGAGATCTCCCGTTTGGCAGACATGATCGAGTCACCTGGAGATGCCATAGTAATTGTGCCGCTTCTAAAGGGATATGTAGATTCTAGCCTCAAAAACGATGAGGTCCTAATGAAGATACTATCACTATTCCAAAAGGCTGAGGAAAAGAAGAAGGGAGATTCAGCGGATTCAAATGGACTTCTAACTGAAAAAGACATTGCTCAGTTATTTAGCGAAGTCACGGATCTGAAAGGCAAGAGTTTGAAAGAATTACCTAGCGCGTAATGGCAGGATATGTATTCGGCAGATCTTTTTTTGGAGACTCTGGTCAAAGAGGGGGTCAATACTTCCAAATAGGCCGAGTAAAATCTATTGTATTAGGTCCTTATAAGGGAGGAACTAAACAGTTAGATCCTGACTATACTAGCCCAGCTGATCTTGGAAAGATAAGGTACGAACTACTATACTCTCCTTTACTAACTTCTCTTTCAGAAAATGTAAATAGACCTGCATATCCCATATCAGGATTTTTAAAACAATACCCTACTGTAAATGAGATCGTGTTAATAATAACTGGTCCCACTGGGGGACTCAACGATTCATCTACTTCTCAGAAACTTTTCTATTTCCCTCCCTATAACCTTTGGAACGATAGCAATCACAATGCTTTTCCAAATCTTAACGAATGGGCTGATTTTTTAAATAATAATGCCAATAGACCTGGGTATTCTGGAAATTCTGTAACTACCACTAAATTACCTCTTGGTTATACATTTAAAGAAAGATTCATAAGAAACTTACAACCTTTTGAAGGAGATGTAATTTTACAGTCTAGGTTTGGACAATCAATACGTTTTGGTAGCACAGTGCCAGAACAGAAAGCCAGTAATACATGGTCAAACTCAGGTGAAACTGATGATCCCATAACTATAATAACAAATGAACAAGGATATAGGGCAGAGTTACAGCAATTTGATACTTTTGTAGAAGACATCAACAGAGACGGGTCAGCAATATACATGACTTCTACCCAGGAGATAAACATAGATTTGAGCAAGTTTCCTTTGAATTCTTTTAAGACATCTATAAAACCAGTTACACAAACAGTATTGGAAGTGGCAAGAGTTCCTTTATCTAACTACGGAACTAGCGCAGCAGAACAAGACCAAAACAGCACACAGTGATGTATAAACCAGCTTTTCCATTCAAAGGCAAACAGATAATACTGTCATCAGACCGAGTGTTGTTACATTCTAAATCTGACAGTGTGTTTCTTTTTGGAACTGAAGCTGTCAGTTTATCTTCTGCAAAAACCATAAATTTAGACGCAATAGAAAAAGTGCTGATAGACTCGCCTAAAATAGAGTTAGGTCGTGAAGCTGAGACTCTAGGACAGCCTGTGGTTTTAGGAAATGCTTTGAACAACCAGTTGATTTTACTGCTACAGAATGTAATGGAAGCTGCATGCCTACTTGCTCAAGCGTCAGAGACTGATTTAGGAGCAAGCATGGAATACATAAGAGACGCTGGTTTAAAGTTAGACAACGAAGCCAGTAGATTGTATTTGGTTTTAACCTCTCCAGGAAATCCTATATTATCTAAAACAACTTTTACTAGATAAGATATGGCTCTATTTACAAACTTTGGATCCATAACTGGTAATGATAAGTTGAATATCAACACAACTACTGCTAAAGGACTTGAAAAAGTCATAGGTAGAATAGCTAGTTTTATCATAAGTGCTCAATCAAAAACCAACCAAATACTATACGGAAAGTATGTTCTACAGGGAGACTCTTCAAAAAATGGCATAGCTAAAGCTTTAGACAGAGGCATTCTTACAGTACTAGACGAGATAGCATCTTTCGACTTTTGTGGAATATTTAGCTATCTTGCAACCCAAACTACAGGAAAAATTAGATTCAATCCAGCTAAAGAACCTGAAGACAAACAAGCCCTTAAACTTTGGAAATTGCAGAAACTGGCATTCGATGCTCAAGTTGCCATAGACAAATACTATTCTACATGGGGAACATCAATAGGTCAGGACAGCAGAATAGGTCTTTTAGAATTAGTGTCTCAGCTCAATTTATCTATAGATTCTTTACTTGCAGCAAAAGACGGTTTAGGAGATCCTGATTTCAAGGTAATTCCTGGACTTTTTAAAATAACCAACTACTTAAGTAACACCAGAAACAGGTTCAACACATACACACAGACAGGAGTACTACCTACTTCTGAAATAGCTAACTTACTTTCCATAATAGACAAGGTAAAGATATCTCTGATGGGAGTTCAAGCTCTTAACAATCCAGCCGCTGCCATAGGATTAGCAAGTTCTTTGACAGGAGGCGCACTGCAAGACCAGATAAAGAAGTTGAACGAGATAGCCACTCCAGGTCCTAAGACAATACAGTTCATAAAAGAACTCATAAAGAGGGCTAACAATGTGAACTCAGTTGCAAAAAAGATACTGAGTCTTATCAACACGGCTAGAGCCATAATAAAGATAGCCTTACTTCTCATAAAAGTTTTTAAAATAATAAGAAGATTCCTTACGTCACTCCCTTTGCCTACCATGTACACAACTACTGGTATCACTACCACACTATCTCAAATAAATTCAGAAGTGGTAAAAGAAAAAGGCATAGACAAGTTTGTTAAGAGATTAAACCAGATAAATGCGGTATTAAATCTTGCGGCTGTGTTTGTAACTAGTTTGGTAGCAGGAATGACCTCTCTTATAAACAGTTTGAGATTGATACTCTTGAACATGCAGAGTTGCCAACCTGATCTTGCCAACGATTTAAATCAAACAATAGATAGTTTAGAGAATTCTAAATTGCAATTGCAAAAATTTTTAGATGATGCAAACTCAGTTAGAAATAAGATAGATAACACTTTTGGAGGTTATACAATAGAGATAATAACAGAAGAATTAACAGATGAAGGAATACAGCTTAAAAGAAGATACGGAATAGCTAGAGGAGGAGATGGTATAATAGCGGTTCAGAGTACCCCTACTTTTGCCTCCTTAGATCTAATAATAATCAATGAAGTCAAGGTTCTTTTGATATCCAATGGATTGGTTAAAACAACTCTATCTGATCTATCTTCAGAA